AACCGTTCCTTTTGGGAACTCTTTCCAGTAGATCCTTGCGGCTTTCCTGGATGGTCTCCCCTTTCGCCACCCCGCAGGGTGTATTTGCGTCCAGTTTACGTCTGGGCGACGCGGCCCTGAGGCCGGCAGTAGGTTGAGGGGACAGTGTGAATGTGAGACTAGTTTCTTTCCGAGGGACTGATTCGAGTTGGGCTCGAGGAAGTATTTTTCGAGGGGACACTTTCGTCCGCGCCACGCGTCTTTCGACGTAACTTTCTCTAGCCTAACCTTCCGCAGTCTCGCCACGTTCCCAGTTAAGGGATAACCCGAATCAACATTCACAGAGGCCCCGGCCCTACCGCTTAAGTGACGGTGAGGTACCGCTGCGCGTAATCCGCCATCTCCTGAGGGGCGGGCATCAGCTCGGCTACCTTGTCCCAGTTGCCGGTGGAGATCTCGTACTCGATATCGAGCTGGGTCTCAGGTGAGATCCCGTAAAGCTGCTCGAAGAGTACCCGAGTATCACCACTGGGACAAAACTCCGTCACCTTTTGCACGTCTTTCGGTACTTTATGGTACCCGTCCTCGACAAAACGTGCGGCATAACCCACTGTGTCAGCGAGGGCCCTCCGTGCCATCGCTCCAACAATCGGACAGTGGGGTGTCTCGAAGCATGTTGACAGAGCCTTCGCTCTGAGGAGCTCGTTCATGATCCGTGGACCAGCATTCACGAATGAATGTGTCCAGGCGAACGTCTGAACGAAGCGGCGAGGGTCGCGGATGATCTGTCCAGAGGAGGAGAAGATCATTCCACAGAAAGATGCGGAACAGGGATCTTCAACCTCCTCGATCTTGATGGTCCAACCCAGTGAGGAATAGTCAGCCGCGCTCAACTCAACGTCCGTTGCGAAAATGCCGTCATCCCCTTCGACAAAGCCGGAGAGGGTGCCGTGTTTCTCAGCCACAACGAACTTCGTCAACATGAGATTTGTGAACCCGTTACCGAGGGAGGTGCACATGTCGCCAGACATCCTCCTGGCGACACACTTAGCCTTAACCCCACTCCGGTATTTGAGCGAATTCTCGCCCATGATCGTCTCACAAATCACCGTTCTCGCCACCGGGTCTGAGATGCAGTGCCTGTAGAGTGCACATTCACATATGTCCATGAACTCACGAACAAAGTGCGACTCAAAGGAAGTGTAGTCTGTGGCATAATACCGCATGTTCGCTTTCCTCAGAGTGGCAATCTTTGCAGGGCGCTCAGGCACAGGTGTGTGCTTTATGAACTCAGGCAGCTGGTACACTGCATCCTCGATGGCCTTGAAGTACGGGCCGGAGTACACTTTGAAGTAGTCGGAACGACTATTGATGGTCCGAGCTTGCTTCCAGGTAGGGTACGACTCAGTTTTAATGAAAGAACTGATCCGTTCCCTCTGGTCGCGCGTGGGTACTCCGCCACGAAGCTCGTGGTGGAATTGCCTAAGCTGCGCCTTACGGTTTTGGTCGTAAGGCGAACGCTCGAGCCACTCTTCAAAAGAGTAGGGCCGCACTTGGGGCAGGTTTTGCTCTAGGAAATTCTGAACAAACCCCTTGAACCTCTCGAGCTTGCCAGTGTCCGGGTCGGGGAGATCCCGTAGGAGACGCTGGTAGATCGAGTCGGTTACTGTAGCTGGGTCGTTCGAATCGAGACAAATCGGGGCATAACCTGGGACAGCACAAGAGGGGAGCTTCCTGAACATCCGACGGCGAGGTCGCCGTCTCAGTGTGTCGCTGACTGTGTACTCATCCGATTCGAGTGAATGCGGGCCTGCGTGGACCTTCAGCTTCGTTGGAAGCGGGGGGCGCGGGATGGGCAACTCGACGGAACGCACACCTTCAGCGTACACCTTCCTCTCTGTACGGTAGGGGTCTATTAGGGCCGCGTCAGACACGCGACCCCCTCCTCGAAAAAATCCTGCCTCTCGATGAGGACTTCCAGGACTTTCTCGGAGCCGAAGTGCAAACGCACTGCGTCCTCGTCTGGGATGGGGAGGCAGGCGTTCCTCTGGCACTTCTGGCGGAGGGTGCTCCTCACAACTTCAGCCGACGTTCCGCGGCTATACTCGAGCAGAACTGCCGACACGAGGTGAGGGACGTAGGCGATCACGACGTGTGTGCGCTTTGGGCGCAGGAGGCAGTAGAGCCGGAGGGTCAGGGAAATGAAGTTGTAGAGGATGAGGACGGTGCGGGCGTAGTGGAATAGGTCTCTGGAGGGCAGGTGTGGTGCTGCAGCCGGGAGGTACACGAGTAGAGCTTCGTTGGCAATGAACAATGCCCACAAAGCGACGCGAGCAACCCGACGACGGATCAAACCGCCCAACTGGTTCTCCACGGTGGTCGAAGGGTCAGTGAGGTATGCTAAGGTGAGCCTCAGAACGAAGCAGGCCTTAGCGAACCCACTGCTCATTGCCACCATGGCGAGAGCGAACTCCACCGTGTAGTCCCAGATCTCAGTGAGCAGGAGAACGCACGGCATGTTGAGGTAGAACTCGACGAGAGCGAGGACTAGGAACCAGACCATAGCCATGTTGAACCTGCTCTCGCGAGCAGTTCCGTACTCCATCTGGACTACCTGAAGTGCCTGCCCGATAATCTTGACATTGCGGTCGCCCGCAATGCGGTTATCCTGAACGAAGGGCACTTCCTGCACGGTCACTCGAACATCCGCGCCACGCACTGCGTGTCCAACTTCGCGCGAGAAAAGATCCTCAACGTCGGTGTTGGACATGATGTGCCCCCTAAGAGCAACAGCGCCTCGGGTGCCCACGTTCGTGTTTCCGCTCGGTCTCTTCTTAAGAAGGAAGAGGCAGAGCTGGAGAACGTGGGTGAGGCCCATGACTACCAGACCCAGAAGCCCAACGAGCAACACCGTCCAACTGAAGGGTTGAGCGGCGAGTGGGGCGAGGGCGGCAGCTAGAGCGGCAGGTGAGATAGGGGGGGTGGGCGTTCCGGCCGAACTGGGGGAACCGCTGGGACCGCTGGGCGTGTGCCCCCCGGATGGAGGGGAGACAGAGCCTGGGGTCTCAGGTACGGAGTTCGGGGCGCTGGTTGCAGGAGACACGCTCGAGGGTGTGTCTTCGAAGAGCGCCGGAGGCCGTGCACTTGGGCGCACAGGCCGCGGGGGACTCCGTAACGGAACGGGCGGAAC